GAAATCAACGTCAATACCTTCAGTATCTGAAATACCTAAGTAAGTTCTTCTTACATTATCACCCGCACTTGTAGTTGTGTCGTCCGCACCTGATGCTAAACCAAATGGTGGGTTATAAACAACCTCACCAGGATAGTAGTATTTAGCTTTGATTAATGGGAATGGTGGTCTTACACCAGCATATTCTCTATAATCATATCCTAAGAATCCACAAGGAAGTGCGTCTATCGGAGCATCCTCGTTAATCTCAACCATAATATAACTTGATAATAAAGGATATTCCCCATCTAAACTACCAATTTTTTTACCAACAAATGAATTTTCTTGAGGATTCATTGTACAATCAGTATATTTTTCAAGAACAACCGGTGCAGAATCTGTATCAAAGAAATCTCTAACCAATACATCAAAAGTACCATTGTTAAATGACATATTAGCTAACGATATCTTAATATCAACGTTAGCAGAATCACCATCAGCAATTGTTGTAAATTTAAATAAGTTATAAACTTTATTACCTCTTAATTCAGAAACAACCCAAGGTGATACCGGAGATTGATATTTTTCTAAATAAAATGCTATTGATGTTGGGTTAGCCTCTTGACGAGCATCAGGTAAAGCAGTTAATTCACAATTTAAACCTCTAATATAACCCATTCTCCAAGCATTTGTTAATAAAGCTTGGAATCTTTCTTCAACAAATAACGGAACTACAGTTCTTGGTTTAGAGAAGTTAGACGCTCCAAATACTTTACTTACATATTTAGGGTCAGAGTTTGAAAAGGATGTTTCAAAGAAATATTGGTCACCATCTTTACTTGTGATGTTAACACCAAAAGTTGAAAATGGATTTTTAGTTACACCAGAATATGTTCCTGTACAATCTAAAGTAACATCAGTTAATCCTGACACTTCATAAACCGGACCATCATCTAAACCATATGTTGAAAGACCTCTTGAACGTAACGTAGCGATTACTAAATCATCATAATCTGTATATGCTGTTCCCGAGTAGACATAAATAACACCTATCAATGTACCTGTATAACAATGAACCGGTTTTGCGGTTGTTGTTGAAGTAGTTGATGTTGATGTTGTAGTCGTACATGGGTCAGTCGTAGTAGTTGTTGTATGTGGGTCAGTCGTAGTTGTTGTTGTAATAATAGGTGTTAATGTTAATCCTGTTACAACAGACCAAAATGAAAACCCTGTATAAGCAGCATCACCAATATTATCAAATAATGAGTAATACCAAGGGTCATTTTGTGGTGCAGAATAATTACATAAATTAGCACTTACATTATCAACTTCATAAACATTTGTTTCACCTGTATATACTTCACTTAATCCTGAATAAACACTAGTTGGTATTGCCCCATAGTAATAGATTGAAGTATCTTCTTTTTCCGGTTTTGAAACTATATCAAAAATTTGTTTAGAGAAATCAGTATACAATGTACTCATACTACCATCGAATTGTTCGTAAGGTTCGTACAATATTGAAGATATCTCAGGAGCTAAATTAGATGTGTTAGTAAACACTATACTATCAATACTGTTAGTACATGCTGAGAATTCAATAGAATAATTAATTGTTTTAAAGTCAATACATTCAGTTATACAACTAAACGTTGTTGCACTTTCACAAAAGAAATCAACCGTTGTTGGGTCAACATTAGCTTTTGTTGTTATAGACCAAGATGGTCCTGCATCATAACCAGATAATCCTAAAACTCTCGTTACGAATAATTGGTTAGATTGTTGTAAGTATGATTTAGCAATATAAGCTGCTTCGTACTTTGGAATTTGTGTATTTATAAATTTTTCTGGAGAAGTTCCACCGAAGAAATTTGTGAATTCATCAAAATTTCGTATAAAGATAGGTTCGAAAGCAGGACCTTTTAAGGTCTCACCCACAATACCCAACGTGGTAACCCCCACACTTTGTGCTACGAAACTTAAATCAACTTCAGAAGTATATACTCCGGGAGATACGAATACTTTTTGATTTGATGCCATTAGTTTGTCTTTTTAATTTGTAAATTTATTTTTATTGATAAATATTATCAAAAAAACCAAAATACTTTACTTTGTTAGAAGTATTTATAAATTAGGTAGAATAAATTCTGCCTTTATTCTACCATGGCAGATAACGAAAAAAAAATTAAGAACCTAAAGATATCAATCGAGGTTCACAACATCCTAAAGACCTATTGTGAAAAGAGGGGGATAAAAATGTATCGTTTTTTAGAAAGAATGATTGTAGACCAATGTAAGGAAAAGAAGGATATTTATGGTGAGAACTAAAGTATTTGATTATCTAACTGAATAATACCTTCTTGTGAGTCATCATTTTTAACCACAATTATTTTTAAAACATCGTTGGTGTTTATCTGAATTTGAAGTAAATCAGACCCATAATATAGATTATTTAGATACACATCATACGACTCAATGTTGATTGTATCACCTAAATTTAAATCAACGGTATAATCAAAAATTTGTGATAAAATATTGTTCCCAGCAACAAATAAAAAATTAGTAATAGTAGATTCGTCTGTAATATTTTTTCTTCGACCACGAGTGAACGATTCTTTTTCAAATTCAATAACGGTTAAAACTCTTGAAACTGCCGGTGCAACTTCAAATTCGTTTTCATCAATTAAGAATCCTAACATTGTAAAATCATAACTTTGAATATAATATTTTCTTTTATCAATATTCATAACTGACTCATCAGTAATGTTATTCATAATGATTGGAATATAATGACCTTTGATAGTTGTATAAGCTTGACGAGATGCAAACATTTCAAGAATGTTTTTATTTAAAGCGTTTAATTCTCTCATTCTATTACAAATTATTTTAACACTATATGTAATATCAACAGGAACAGGTTGAGGTATTTTATATATATCCATACCATTTCTATTTCCATCCCAAGTTGGTACTTGAGCATAAAAATATTGTTTTCTATTTGGTATATTATAAATTGTTGCAGGATTTGTTCCGAATTTAACTTCCGGGTTTCTTACAACAGTAATAAACGGAGGGGAAACGTTTGAGTCCAAATCTTGAAAATTCCAAGTTTCGGTAAATTGTGACCAGTTCTGAGATGTAATTATGATATCAACCATTGGGATTACTTGACCATCCACAATTGTCTGTAATTCATTTTGAACAAAATTTAACATACCCCCATCCAAATCGGCGTGTAAAATTGATTTTGGTAAATAAGTTCCGTCTTTATTAATTTTTTCCAATAGTTGTTCTCTTCTTGGGTAAAGAGTTTTTGGAAAGGTTAACGGAATTGTTTTCTTTATTTTATTTGGTAATGGCATGTTATTGTTTTGTTATAAATATTTTGTTTCTTAAGTTTATCATTTCAACTTCACCGGCACGGTATATTGGTTCTTCGGTGTCTTTTATAACATAAGAATTGTATTTATATGGATTATAGGTAACTACGTTATCATTTGGTTCACTTGGTAAATTTTCACAAGGATATTTACAATAATCCATTAATGTTCCAATTACAAATGAATGAACATTTTTACTTTTTTCTCTAACTACTTTTTCTCTTCCACCTTGTCTAACTCTAAATTCAACATCTGATAATTTAACATAGTCGGCATGAGTAATAACTCTTCCACCATAGGTTACTGAAAAGGTGTGTTTGTGTAAGTTATAATAAACCATAACTTTATCACCTATATGTTTTTTCTCCTCATTATCGTGACCACACTTGTGACAGATATAAGGGTCGTTTCCACCATCGGCTAAAGCCCAAGACCAACCACACTCATCACAAATCACTTCTGTGTCGGTAATGGTTTCTAATATTCTTCTATACTGTCTTTCGTTAATTATAATTTTCATAATCGTAATATGTGGATACTGATTTAACAGGTAAATTAAAATTATCTTCAAACCATTTTTTCATAGGTTCTTCCCAATGTCCTTCAAACATGTCATCTAAATGTTCCGCGTGCTTACCAATAACTTCTAAAATTGGTGCTTTATCTCTAAAAGGTTTATGTGATGGTTCAGTATTATAATAATCAACATCAAAATAATAAAAAATAATATCAGTATCATAAATACCTTGATAATCACCTTCAAAGAACATTAAAAAGTTTTCGTTTTCTCTATCAACATCAGGATATCCATCTTCATCTTCATCCATACCATAAACCCAATCCATTTTACTTGAATTAAATGTTTTATCAATATAATTGTATATTGAATTGAATAGTTTATTTTCTGTTATTATTAGTTTCATATTTTGTTGATTTGTTTTAAGATGTCCCTCCACACAATATTTTCATGAAAATCGTTATTGGTAGTTACCGCCTTTACTGGTAAATTATAATACTCCTCCACCCATAACTTAATAACCTCACCAATCTGTCTATTTCCCATACCGAAAAGACTTTCCAAATAATGTCCAATGTGTTTATATGAAATATGTACCACATTACTTTTTGTATTGTAATCAAATATAATTTCACCATCTTTTATTAATAAAATGAGAAATTTATTATAATCATACAATTTCAAATCTCCATATTCGGAGTTTAGAAATTTAATTACAATGTTGTGTAATCTAGATTCTGTTATTATTACTTTCATTATAATCCTCTAAATTCGTTTTCCGTTACCGGAGTTGCTACATATGATTTATAAAATGGTTTATAACCGGCATATGTATGTTTATTATCTGAATTAATTCTTCCGTCATCGCTAACAACGTAATATCTAACTTTTGTTTCTGTTTCATAATAACCAATATAATCCCCATAATTAATTTGAACCCCTAAATCGTTAAGTTGAGCGGCGTAAATCGCAAACTTCATATTACCAGGTTCTGATTGTGTAATTTTTGAATTACCCAAGTATTTGGTTTCAGGTGGAAGTATTTGAACATAAGCTTTAAACTCAATTGGTGGTAAATATTTTATACCATCAGTCATTACCTCACCATAAACATCATCTGTTTTGGTTTTCAATCTGTCTACCTTATACAGGACTAACGTAAAGTTCATATCACCATATAACCATTCCTCCCCCATAGAGATGTCTAAATTGTAATCCTCCGCTCCGAAGAATTTACCTATTCTTGTAATTGGTACTAAATTTCTACTCATATTGATAAATATTAAATAATTTATTATATTTCTATTAAAAGATTAAAATTGGAAAACAATACATCAGAAAATTCTAATTTAACAATAGAACAGAAAGCAATATCTCTCCTTGATACTTACGAGGGGGCGAATAACTATATCCTTAAATTAAAACTACAAAAGGACACCAATAAAAGATTTTACCCTACTCGGGCACAATCTGACTATATCATTAATTATTACGGAGTAACACCAAAGGTAGCCAAAAGATGGGTTGATTTAGACCCTTACTTTGCTAAAAAGATTGCCGATGAAAAATTACTAACCACGATTCCTGAACAAATATGGGTTGAAAAGCTATTAGTTGAGAAAGACAAATCCTATCATGTTTGGGGAAAAATTACGGAAGGTGAAACTATCCACGATTTTTGGCTACCAAAAGGTGCTTTAATTAAAACCCACGTTATTAAAGATGTGAAAATTGATTATAGTAAATATAGTCATAGACCACCTCTTGAACATCAACCAATTGCTATTGAAAAATTAGTTGGGTCAAAACGATTCATATTGGCGGATGATATGGGTCTTGGTAAAACAACCATTACCGTTATCGCGGCTTTAGAGAGTGGTGCTAAAAAAATATTAATTGTTTGTCCGGCATCTCTGAAGATTAACTGGCAAAGAGAGATTGCAAATTATACAGATAGAAGTGTTTACATTGCTGAAGGTAAAAACTTTTCAATTGAACACGATTTTGTAATTGTTAATTACGATATTCTTAAAAACTTCTACGATTTAAAAGACAAAGAAAATTCATTAATAACTCAAGGAAATTTTGACCTTATTATTTTAGATGAGGCACATTATGTGAGTAATGGTCAAGCAGCAAGAACCAAATTGGTTAATAGTTTCTGTAAAAAAGTGGATAAACTTTGGTTATTAACCGGGACACCTATGACCAATAGACCAATGAACTACTTTAATCTGTTGGCATTAATTGAAAGTCCTGTTGCTCAGAATTGGATGGCTTACGCTATTAGATATTGTCAAGGTTATCAATTCACTGCGGGAAGTCGTAAAATATGGAACGTTACCGGAGCATCAAATTTGGAAGAATTAAGAGACCGAACTTCAAGACAAGTTTTACGAAGATTAAAAACCGACGTATTAGATTTACCTGAAAAAATTATCACTCCAATTTATTTGAGATTAAAATCTAAAATGTATGAAGGGTTAATGGGTGAGTATTATGATTGGTATGATAAGAATCCGGATGAAAGTACATCATTAACGGTTCAGTTCAGTAAACTAATGAAAGTTCGTCAAGTAA